CGCCCTTGGGCGGTTACGACATTACTGCATATTACTTTGTTTTATTCTTTTTCTGCGGCAGAAATATGGTGCCCGGGGCGGGACTTGAACCCGCACAGCCTTACAGCCGAGGGATTTTAAATCAGGCGCTACAATAAGGTTAATCAGTGATTTAGCTTAAAGTTTCATAATATGGTCACACAATCTGCTCTTTCAGATTCAACAAGTTAGCGGCAGATGTAGTGCCATATTATGAATGATTCTGCTTAAATTATCGGCCTACTAGGCTCATGCACTGACAAGACCTCGGCTGTTACCTTGCCCAGCACGATAATCCCGTCCATGCCCTCTCCGTCGATCGTCTCACCGTCCAAAGTAATGATGCCCGTCCTGAACAATCTTCCCAGTTGCGGGAACTCACCGAGCTGGAATGCGACCTTATCGCCCGGTTTTGGCTTCACTGATTTGTCGGCCAGCACGAACCCGTCCGGCGTCTCAATCAGGATCATGTTATTGCGGTGCGGCATCAGGATATCGTTCAGGTCGATGCGCTTTTCAATGTAGTCACTTGCAGGTGATGGAAATCCCATAGCTACCTCACGTATCCCATGTTGCGGAGCGCCCAGGTTTTGTTCTCACTCTGCTCCGTGACCAGCTCGAAGAAAAAGTTCTGGTAGTAACGTATCCACCGGTTGCACTCCTGCAGCGTCCAGACGTGATTCACGTCGTCCAGGTTCTTCTGGAATGCCGCTGTAGTGACTATCTGTCGCCCCATGCTGTCTTTCTTTATCGCCGCCATAAAGGCACCGTTTATGTCGCTCTCTCTTGCCATGCTAAATCCTCCCCTGATAAATACTGTATGGATAAACAGTAATATCGATCGGTAGATTTGATCAAGGTGAAGTGAGCCACAGATTTGTAAAGGGTCTGATGGGAAAGGAGATTTCAATCTGGCGGTTAAGGCGGGGTGTGTCTAACCTCAAATTACCCACCCCGTAGCCTGCTCAGAGAGGCGCGGTTGAGTCATTGCCCGGTCGCCGGGCTTTTTTATAGGTATGTATATATGTCTGATGATAAGATCGCACCCAACTAATTTTAACAAGTTTAACTTATGGAAAAGGAAGTCATGGCTGAATATAAACGCAGATGTTTTTTGTTTGGATTGATAATTATATGTGTCATGATTATTATTTCCTCAGCCATAAAATATATCGATGTCAGTAAAAATGAGGGCGTTGAGAATATTGAGGCGTCTTATCATTCATTGCTTATCGCAAAATCTCTGAATGAAGGCACGATAAGTGAACACCACCTTTTGCCAGTGGTAACTCAGGGGGGTGATGTAAATAAGGAGATACCCTGGGGCGCAGCAGTTCGTGATAAGTCAGGCTCGTACATATACACAAGCTTCCCATCGGTTGGTTTTTTAGTTCCGGCTGTATTCATAAAAGCATTTAGCTTAAACTATTCAATAATGAGCCTTTTATTTTTAAACCTCCTCATTCTGGCATCATCATCTTTGATATTTTTCTTCGCATTGTTAAAAGTGTTCACGCCACAAAATCGAACTCAAGCCATTTTGATAGCTATAGCATGCTCTCCATTGATTTTATCAAGAGAATCTCTTGCTTCTACAGGATTATTATATTGGCCTCAATCACTGAGCCAGTTGTTCATTGCTGCATTAGTTTTTTCAATCTGCAAGTTGATTGTAAGCAATAAAAACGTATGGCTAATAGCATCAGTAGTTTCATTATACCTTCTGAGCATGACGGAGTGGACCGGTTACGTTATTGGCGGTCTATCCGCAATCTACTTTTTGGTAAGTAAAAAAAGAAGAGACGTAAGATTATCTTTTGCCTTGCTGGCATCAATGTTGGTAGCTGCTGCGACCTTCGCTACTCAGCTCTACACGACTCTCGATCTAGGAGAGTTTGTTTCGGCTTCGATTGCGCGGTTCTCAGTAAGGAGTGGTGGTGGTGCGGATTTCATGGCCCTGTTTGCTGGATATTACCAGTCCTACGGTTTGTTTTTGATTGCCATCCCTGCGTTTATAATTTTAAAGTTAACAAATAAGATAAAGCGAAATGACTTAGCAAATCTGATGGTTATTTTATTGGCATTTTCTTTGTTTGAGAACATAATTCTCGCGCAGCATGCAACGAGTTACACCTTTGACAGATTAAAGCTTTCACTTGTCATTTCAATAATGATGTGTCAAATCTTTCTGGTCAGTAAAGGGAAATGGCTCTTTGCACCAGTAACTTTTACTATTTTCTCTTGCGCTTTATCATTTGCAACGTATCGTTCTGATGTTAGTCAGTTCAGAAACTGGAAGGATGTGCAAACAGCCAATATTGCCATAGCGAGTAAAGCGATGGCCGTTGAAGGTTATGACTGTGCATCAATCTACAACAGCACCCGAGTAAGAGCTTACCTTAACTTGATTATGGGACGGTCTGTATGGGAGAGATTGCCAACTGAAAATGAAAAGAACGCTAAAAGTAAATGCCCGCTTATTGTAATAAACGGGGATATACCATTTAAAGACCTCCAAAGAATCACATCCATTGATGTATATAGAGGCGGTCTACTTGAAAGGCAAATACACTGATTAAGGTTGTGAAGGGAGTGGAATTGACGCCCCTTCACATACAATGATATTTAGTTACCAGAAGATTAGTGCCTGCATTATGACTTGGGTTTTTCAGGCCACGCGACCTGATTTGACGTATTAGCATCAATACGATTAAGCAGCACACGATACTTTTTCCATAAAGGCAGGGATGCAGTTTCATCCTCTGTTGCCATCTCCAGATCAACAGCATCTTGGAGGACTGATATCTTTTGGTTTGCTTCATCCATCATCGCAGACTTGAGGTTTAAGTTTCCTGTCAGCGCATACGCGTCCTGATCTGCCTTCTGTTCTTTAGTAAGCGGAGGCGCTGAGAATGATTTCCCGTTATAAAGATATCCAGCAGTTACAGATGAGTCCTCATCCAGAGCCATCAGCTCAGCTTTATCACCATAGCCTGCTTGCTTGACGTCATACTCTGTCTCACCATCCCATGCGATGATGTTTAGTACCACACCCTCAACGACGATTGCGTAACGGCTACTCATTATGCGTACTCCTCAATAATCACCAGACCATCCGCACCAGCACCTGACCCTCTTGGCGTGCCACCTGATGGATACGAAGATCCTGCACTTGCACCGCCAGGGTATCCACCGTTATCGCTACTGGAGCCTGTGCGGGCCACACCCGCAGAACTTGCGAATGCTGCCCCCCCCTGCCCGCCAATACTCGTAATTGCTGATCCTTGTCCGTCCTGTCCTTTTACAAGCAAAGAAGCAGTAGCCTTTGAAGAGGTAGGGGTTCCGCCGATTGCAGCAGTACCAGCACTGCCACCACCGCCGCCTTTAGCAGTAACTCCAAGCAATGGAATCAAGGTGTCTCCTCCAGCCACTCCGGAAGCCGAGCTATTTGCCGCTACTGCTGTGCCTCCCTTGCCAACAGTAATAGGAATCGATGTAAGCCCCGACAAATCTATCGTTACCTCGACATAAGCCCCGCCTGCACCGCCTGCCGCACCGACCCCTGCGGTTGCTGTTCCAGCGCCTGATCCCCCTGCACCCCACGCCCTCACACGAACCTTTTTTGCTCCAGCTACAGGAATGTAATTACCGGTTATTGGAAATGACTGGATATTGAGAAGGCGACCCGGTCCTGTAAGCGACTTGATTGCTGCGACAAGCTGTGCATTATTTGTTTTTGCCAGGGTAATGCCGGCAGCTTCGATAACGGCTGCAATCTCCTCCTGGACAGAATCAAAAAAATCAGCGTCCAGCGCGGTCGGGAGCTCACCTGTCTGAGGGTTGCCGCCGGTAAATCCATTCTTACCCGAGCCGAATTTGTCTTTCTGCGCGGTTGATGTGTCAATACGATGCATGTTTACTCCGGGTATCTGAAGATAACGTAGGTATGTGACGGTGCAAGCTTGTTAAGAACACACTCGGCGGTCGTGTCTCCCCACGTTCTGAGGCTGTCGTTGGCGTTGCTGATTGCCGTCATCGGGTTAATCTGGGTGGCGGCGGGCATGTTTACCCGCCAGTAATAACGCCATTCATCGCTGTAAAGAGAGTCAGTGCAGACTGAAAGACAGGTAAACTGGCTCTTTTTGTACCGGGTGATTGTGACGCCTGTGTAACCCAGCGCCTCAAGCTGTTCCAGATAGAAAGCTTCATTGATCCCTCCCGCAAGATTCAACTTTGCATCAAGCCTTTGCCTGCGCTGCTGGAGAGTCTGAACACCCGGAGGCGCACAGCTGTCAGGTAGTCCGCTGATTTCCTCATATCGGTCTATAAGCTCTGTTACAGAACGCGGATCGGTTTCAAGCATCAGCGCATCACCTCGCCCGTGCAGTTCTGCAAGCGAGGGAGCCAGTCCGGTCATCAGCAGATCATCTGCATCCCATGCCGGGCCACGCGGCAGGAGTGCGCCAAGCATCTGCCGGTACTGCGCCGCTAAGTCCATGAGATGGTCCCCACAACGCCCAGCTCGCCCTTGCCGATAGTGATGTCAGCAGAAGGGTTGACCAGCGTGTGGCTGTACTCGCCGGTTGCGATACTGATCGCCTCACTGATGCGAGATGGCTTCAGCACGCTTTCCGGGCCACCATCGCGCAGCATCATCGAACGCAACTCTGCCTCAACGGCATAACGAACTGCCGTGATATCGGGACTCAGTCGAATCTGGAAGTTAACCGTGTGCGGCGTAGGCGCAAACACATAGATGTCGGCACCGGCCACAGGGGCCAGCGGTTCGATGTAAGCCTGTGCGGCCGCTACGGTTGCAGCGTCCGGCACTGGATTAATCAGATCGCTGTTTGCCACCATCACCCCTACCGTTCCGCGCCCGCTCCAGTGGCGGTAAGTCCACGCGCGCGTAATGCCCGCCACCTCTTTAGCCCATACCTCATAGTCACCGTCAGCGCCACCCTGCGGCGTCCAGTACCAGCGCTCAATGACGCGTGACCGCCATAGCTCTAAGTCCTCGACGTCAGCACCACCCTGAATGCTGTCCGCCACGCCAGCTGAGGTAAGGCCCGTAATCGGGCTGACCAGACGCATAGCAAGACCGTCATCCGTGTTCCCGGTTGCCCCTGCTGTGTCGCAGACAACAGGCACACGAAGCACGCCACCCGCTGATGTGGCAGCTGCTGAGGTGGTGAACGACACCAGATCGTCACGCTGAATGGTCACTCCTGCGGGTATGGTGATGCCAGCTGTGGCGACCGCCCAGCGCGCATAACCTGCCGCTGTCGTGGCTGCTTTGCGCGGGCATCGCTTCATATTGGCATGGCGCGTCAGCCACTCCGCATCGGCAAGGTCCGGCAGCAGGTTACGTGCCAGATAGTCGATATAGCCGTAAACGGTATGCACGGCTGCTGCCTGAACGCGCCCGTATACCTCAGCATCAGTGCGCCTCAGCGCTGCCAGCGTCGTATCTGCTGCAAGTCGGGTAAGGATATCGCTGCGAACGGCAGTAATTAACTGAGGGAGTGTCGGGCGGGTAAATCCACTGTCAGCCATTTAGCTCACTCCATAGATCGTTAAATGAATAAGTTGCCCGGTTGCCGTCTTTCTGGCTGATGACGATAGCGGCGCTGAGAGTGCTGATACCTGTGCGCTCTGCTGTCACGTCCACGCGCACGGCGACGCCGTCATCGACAAGCCATTGCAGTGCCTGGCTGATGTATTCGCGGGCTTTGAGCGCTGTCTTGTTGGTGAGCTTTTCACGACTGAGGAGATAAAGGCGCGATCCGATGCGGTCATTCTGAGTGGTCGGAAAGCTGTCGCCCCACCACCCGTTATCCTGAGTGGGATTATCATCAGCCTCGGCTTTTCGCCAGGAGAAAAGTGAAACAATTACGGCTCTGGTAAGCGGGTCAGTCGGCCAGGTTGCATCCTGCTCAGAGCCATTTACGACGATTATCATGAAGCCACCATTTTCTGGGTTGGAGCGTCGGTAGTGCCGCCGCCAGAGCCGTTTTCTTTATGCGTATGGCCGTTGTAAGAAGCGCGCATTGCCGACATGGTCAGGCCGGAAGAATCACACTTATCCTTGATTTCACCTGTCGCCTCGATGTCCATTTCGAACCGGGCTTTCGGCGCATTGGTAAAGGTGATTGGCTTTCCTGCACCGTCGACGATTATCCCCTCGCGCGTGAGCGTGACCGACTGCCCCTGATCGTCATACACCGCCACCTCACCGGACGTCAGGTTTTTGATGCGGTAGCGACGGTCAGAGACGACCAGCACCACACCATGAGAGCGGTCACCGTCGAAATAGGCGGCCACGGCCTCTGCTCCGGTCAGGGGCGCTGAGGTAAAGCCGTAAGGCTCCAAGTGCTCAATGTCGCTTTTCCCCTCGCCCCCGGCCATTTCAACCTGAAGCATCTGGCACTTTGTCGCCGTGTTCAGTCCGCGAACTACGGCGCGGGCCAGCAGGTTAGATAGCGCACGGCCCATACCTGACATCGGGTTTGCCATCAGAAATCATCCTCTTCAGTCTTTTTCTTTTTACGCTTGCCGGGCTTAGCCGGTTCAGGGAGGTAAGCATCCGGCGGTCCGACCCGGATTTCCGTGATAGTGCCGTTCTCATCCTGCTGATAGGTGACCTCAGCGATGACCATCTGGCGATTTTTAAAGCCGAGGATGGGATCGAAGACGATTACCTGCAGGTTAGGCAGCCAGAGTGAGCCGTCACCCTGTCGCCAGCCCTGCACGGTGTAGGTCACTTCATCGGTCCGGGCGGCACGCTGGCGCATCTCAAACTCTGCTCGCGCAGTGCAGGTTGCCGTGGTGGCGTTGCCGGTCTGACGGATAATCATCGGGCGGTAACGCTTCAGTCCGCCATCAATGGTCTTTGACCGAATTGCAGTGGTTGTCGCCTCGCCAAAATCATCGTCATTTCCCTTTCGCTGACCGGACACCTGATAGTCGCTGAACCGGTCGCGGATGCTCTTTTCGGTATCGCATGAAAGAATGTTCTCACCCAGAACCAGAGCGGTGTGGGCCTGCTGACTGCCGATGCCGCCGATAACCAGATTGCCTTCTGCGTTGTCGTAGGCCAGCGCCTGCTGCAGGCCCAGCATCTTATTCAGCACGTCCATGACCGTTTCACCCTGGTCAGCCTGCACGCCCTGTAAAGCACCCGATGCACCGCCTGCATCCACCACGGTAATGCTGAACGGCTTCGCCAGCTCTGCGGCTACCTGTGCAAGCGAACGTCCGGCATACTGCGACGGCGTGGCTGAGCAGTCGATGAGGTCAGCGGTTTTACTGCGACCTGAGATTCCCACGCTGATGCTGCGTGCGTCATACCGGACCGGCGTAGCCTCTACGTAACCGGTCAGCACCCTATCTGTGCCGATGAGCACCTCAACAAGGTCTCCGTTTTTAATTCTGTTACTCCGGTTTGCCTGGTCGGTATCACCCGGCCAGCTGCGGGTAATCTCAACGGTGAAGTCGCGCGCGATACGCTCAATACCGGCGGCGATCCGGACCGATGTCCAGCCGCCCCACTCCTGCCCGTTAACGCGAAGAATAACGGTGTTGTTCATCGTACCGGCACCCTGAGTGTCTGAACCGGCACGAAGCCGGGATGGCGGATGCCGTTGCGTGCGGTAATATCACCGGCGCGGGATGCGGAGTCGTACCAGTCAGCGGCCAGCACCAGTGCAGGCATCACCTGTGACGGCGTGCGCTCTGTCATGCGCTCGACCTGCTCAAGCCGGGCTGAGATATCCCGGTTAAGGTCAGTCCGCACGGTAACCAGCGCCTGATACAGGCCGTCGTCTGAAACACGCTCCATCTCACGATCGATTGCCCCGTTGAGGCTGTCACGCACCTGAGCCAGGTCATCCCATGTAATGACGGCACCGCTGTCGGTTGATGATGTGACTCCTGATGAGGCAGAGGCAGTCGTGCCGGACGCCGATGACGCTGAATCTGTAGCCGTCGCTGCAGTGGATGCTGATACTGCGGAGGTGACGCCAGATACCGGCTGGATGTTGGTGACGGCAGGATGCGAAACTCTGACCGGCTGCAACGGGTCCTGCTGGCGCGTGACGGTGCGGTTTGCTGGCTGAGGCAGGTTTGTTACGGCTGCGGCCGCTTCACTGATTGCCGTGGTTCGCACCGCCTGCGCCACATAGTTTCGCTGGATGGTCTGCGTCTGAGCCGTCTTGCTGTCGGTATTCCAGACGCCGCGCGGGGCGAGCCCTGAATCGACAGTGACGCCGGTAAGCCCCTTAATCATCGACATCAGATCGGAAGCGTTGCCTGTCAGCCGTGAGCCTGCCCGCCACATTGTCTGCAGCCGGTTGACGAAACTCATGCCGCTGGATGGCGGGCTGAGCAGCACTGATAAATCTCCCTGCATCAGGCGCGATGCCGCGCTGACTCCAGAATCCACATACTGAAAAGCGCTCGTTACGGTACTGAACATGCCGCCGGCCTCATCCAGAACGCCGTCCTGTAAAAAATCAGGCATGCCATCCATACCAAAGGCACCGAAAGCCGATGAAATTGCGTCATCCAGGAATGAAACGGAAGAAGATAATTTCTGGCCGGTTGCCAGGCCTGCGGTCGGGAAAGAGAGCTCGCCCGACTCAATGAAGCTGAAACTGACGCGGCACATGCGGCCTTCATTCTGGGAATGACTGATGCGCACGGCATCGTCCACAACTACGGTCATCTCGCCATAGTAAGGATGAACCAGCGTACAGGAACCCGGCTTTTCAATAGCCTCAATCAGCCGATTGCGCTGCTCAAAATAGTCATCACCAATCAGATAGGCCTGCACACTGAACCGGCGCGTTGCACGACCTAAGTCTTCTGCCCACGGTTTGTCACGGTTTGGGTACTCATGCACCTGCACGCGGCGACCAAAGGTGGCTTCATCCTCATCTACCTTAAACGGGACGCCCCGCAGCGAGGCATCCTGCAGATTGTCTTTCCAGCTCATGGCTTACTCCGGGCAATAAAAAACCCGCCGAAGCGGGTTAATGTTTATTTCAGGTGTATCTGTATCGAATAGGAGTCGCCAGTTCTAACGAATAAAGAATCAGCTTTTTGATCGTAAGACTCAAACCGCTGAACACTCTTAAGCTTCTCCAGCTTATTTCCGAAAATTGTAATGCTGGTTCCTGTCAGATATTCAAAAGCCTTACCAGCCAGCGCAACGTTAACCTGATTCATCGACTTATCTTCGTTTGCGAAGAAGTGAATTTTTATCCTGTTAGGGCATGGCGGCTGATAAACGGTAATGTAAAATTGAGGTTCATACTCAGCTTTGATGTTATCACCGAACGCCTCTTCATCCGTCTGATCCTTTCGGAATGAATACTGATGCCTTAGCGTGCCGCCATCTTTGAACACTTGCACCTTCTCAGGTTTTTTCCCGATTGCCTTAATGAAATCTTTCTCATTAAAAGCGGGATAACACTCGCTGGCAGATACCCCACTGACAAAAAATAATGCCATTAAAAGCGGAAAAAAACGCATGAAGGCTACTCCTCAATTCGAATTAGAAAACCGATTATAACCCACATCAAGATCAAACCACGGAAGAGCGCCACCTACTGGCTCAACGCGCATTCCGGGAGGAGCGTTTTCGAAAGAAACTTTAAGCTCTCCCTTTTGTGATGTTGCATCGTCACGCATTAATGGACCGCTCATGCTTTGCGGATTTAGCGGAACGCTACCACCCTTCAACTGCTGCTCATTGTTATACCAGCCGCCAGCCTTCCACCTCTTCTTAAGTGACTCCCAGAATGATTCCGTGCCATCTTTCTGGGTAGTCGCATCAGAGATTTCTTCCAGCTTTTTAAACATGTAAAGTGCGACCGCTATTGAAACCGTCAGAGCGCTCAACTTTCCTATTTTGGTAAGAACAGCGAGTAGCCCACTTGCTTTAGTTGTGGCTGTGGTGAGCGATCCAATAACTTGAAGCGTGAATAACCCGGCCATCACCCCACCAATCCCGGTGATGATTCCGTTCATGTCACCCAGCGCCTCTGTCAGGCCGTCGATTTTAGTCCAGACTTTCTCTACAACAGGACCGAACTTATCCCAATCAGAAATCAAGAGACCAATTCCCAGCGCTGCAAGTCTAAGGAATATGCCCATCGGAGAAAGCTTCAGTCCCTGCCCCAGAATACCCAGCGCAAAGTTAATTCCCAGCAGCCCCAACTTCATTCCGACAAAACCGGCTGCGATGCCAAATGCACCTCGAATAACCTTCGGGTTTTTGTCAGCAAACTCAGTAAAGCGCTCTGACATGTCACCCAGCCAGCCCACCAGCCTTTTAGCATCACCAGCAAAAGCCCCGCCGATTGCCGCAAGACCATTGACCGCTGTACCGGTCAATGACTCCCAGATATTTGAAAGAGTGTTTAACTGAGCATTTACGCGCTTATTAAGGTCTGCCTGCTTCCCCATTTTCTCCTGAATCTGGTCATAGCCGGTTTTGCCTTTATCAATCAGTGCATTTAGCACCTGCAGTGTTTCAGCGTCATCACCAAATATCTGTTTAATAATGGTGGTTTTTTGTTTGGTTGTTAATGACTGAAGCTTATTTAATTGCTTGAAGAGATTATCAAGTCCGCCGAACTCTCCCTTGCCATCGGTGAAATCTAAATGAATTCCTTTTCGACTAAGCAGCTTATTGGCTGCCTTCATCTTTTTACTGTCAAATCCTGCCTGGAATACCTTTCTCAGGGCGTTACCGGATGCCTCACCTTCCATTCCCATCTGATCCATCATTACGGAAATTGGGGCCAAAGCACGCGCCGCCGTCAGGCCATCTTTACTGACCATCTTCATTATGGAGCTGGTTTTAGAGAAAAATGACAGCATGTTGGTATCATCAACGCCCAGATAAAAAGCCTTCTGGATGGTGTCGAATAATCCCATCATATCTTCTGAGGCTGTGCCGGTAGCATCCTGCATTTTTGCAGCAAACTCTGCAGCCGCTTCGGGCGTTTTCTTAAGCTGAACCGCCAGATAAGCGGATGCCTCACCAACACCACTTAAGATGTTCTGAGCCGGAATACCCTGCCTGACAAGCATCTGCATCATGTTCTGAAAGTCTGCAGTGGTGCCAGGCAGTTTATTGCCGAGGCCAATAGCCAGCTTATTAAGCTTCTCAAAGTCAGACCCTACTGCGCCACTGGCGTCCATCATGGCAACTTTCAGGCCTGTCGCGGCGTCTTCCTGCTTGGCAAAAGCAACCAGCGATCCCGTCAGTCCGGCAGCAAGACCGCCTGCCATAGCCATGCCACCCCTGCCTGCTTCCTCTGCATCTTTACGGAACCGGCGCAGGTTCTTTTGCATGCGGCCAAGTGCAGGTGAAAGTCTGTCAACGCCAGTAATAAGCGCTTTCAGTTCAAATTCAGCCATTGGCTTTTCGCTCCCGTTCTATCCGGTTCGCCTGGTCGATAAGTAATTGCAGGCTTTTTAAGTCCTCGCTCAGGACTTCCAGAGGATTTATGCGCCAGTAACTGGCGCAATCGAAGTACAGATTTAGCAGCTCTTTAGCTGTCAGGCCTGAAGGAAAAAACCTGCAACCACCCAGCCAGCAGCATTCAGGTCTGATGGCGACATGTCATCAACTGAGCTGGGTGGGATGCCGCCCAGCTGGCTGATGTATTTAGCCACAACGTGAGCCAGCAGCTTCACTGACTCATCCTGATTCATCTGGTATGGATAGCCCAGCTCGCGGACATCCTTACCTGTTGGATCGCGCAGCTCCAGCACATGAATAGTCTCACCGTGTGCTGTAATGGGTTTTGAAAGCTGAAGTTCACTCACTGATAGAATCCTTCTGAGCCGTGGAATTCGAGGTCAACCGTACCCTCTTCCGCATTGTGGTTTGCCTCACCGAACTGGAACGCTTCAGACAGCACGTAAACCATGCCGTTAGCCAGCTCGGCGGTGATGGTCATCTGGTCTGAATCCATCAGTTTGGTGACCGGAAACGCCTTTGGCACCTTGAAGGTGCCTTTGACGTACGGTGCGCGGTGCGTCTCTTTGTAATCGACGTCACCAGCTAGGCCGATCACGTCATCACGCACTTTGGTGTTCATCGGCACCTCAATGCCGCCGGTCAGCGACAATTGCTGGCCGTCCACCTTGACGTATGCTGTACCCGCAATCTTTCCCATTACGCGGTCTCCTCGCTGTATTGCAGACGGAACTGATTAAGCAGCGCAAAGACGCGCAGCTGGTTGACGTAATCCGGCGGGAACAGGACATCCACGCGGGTCGGGTCGCTGACGTTGCGCTCAACCACTAGATGCTGCTTGAAGAGATCGAAGTTCTCCACAATGCCTGCCCGCTCCATGGTGCGGTAGCTGGCGCACATCTCACCCTTCAGCACGGCAGGCGTCACGATGGCCTGCCCCGGACCAAAGCGTGTACCGTCATTTGCCAGCTTATGGCGCGGGTACTTGCTGGTAATGATGCCCTTCAGCTGACGGATAACATAGGCACTGGTATGCAGCGTTTCGCTGTCCAGGTAGCTGTTATCAGCAACGCCATAAGCGTTTTTCTGATAGGTGGTGATGTCGCGCTGAATACGCAGCACACCGCTTTCAGCGTAGGCCGTGGCGATGCCGTGCTTCAGCAGAGACTGCTGCTCGGTCAGCGTAAAGCGACTGCCTGCCGGTGCCGGTAATGCGCCGGTAAGCTCACCGGTCTGCGTCGGGCGGGCCGGGTCAGTGCGGATAAACACGGCATTACGGGCGGTACGCAGTGCGACCAGCTCATCGGCAGACGTCTGAACGGCAGGCTCATAACCGGCTACGGTAATGTGCTGGTTGTTCATGGTGTCACCAAAGGCAACCAGCTCGGAGAGCGTGCCGACTTTCGCGGTGTAGACGTGGCCGTAAAGCTGACGCGCATAGCCCCAGCGACCCGAAGAGTCGTTCATCTCCAGCGCCAGCGTGGCCAGCGAAGCAGAATCGCTGAACGGCATGCCAATGAAGTCAAACGGCTCATCACCCATCGCGGCCACGGTCGCAGCCAGTGAAGGTGAGCCCGTACCGCCAGCCATCGCGGAAATCGCAACGTTAACGCCGTCAGGCGTGGTTTCGCTGCCCACGGTGCCGTAGTAGTTCAGCGCCAGTGGAATGCTGTTGCCGGTAAGCCCTTTGTGACGGGCGGTGAGCGTCACCACGCCTGCAGCTGCGGCTGCGGTCACTGGCAGGTCCGCGTCAGCGTTAATGGTAGTGGCCAGCGTGGCGGCCACGGTTGCAGGGGTATCGCCGGTCACTACAGCAGCCTGCACACGGTCCGCTCCGATATACAGGCTTACCGTACCTGACGCCTGAGCATTACCGGTCAGGGTCACGGTTCCTTTGGCGGTCTCGCCTTCCGGCTCGGTTACCGCGATAACCCAGAGCTCACCGAACGGGTCTACGGCACGGTAACGCGTCACCATGCGGGCCAGCTGGCTGCCACGGCCTGCCACCTTACCCGCCAGCGCGGCTGACGGCATGATGGTGAGTTTGTTTTTCACGATGGCGCTGTCAGCTGAGGCGAGGCCAATCAGCAGCGACGGGCCGCTGCTCTGCGTGGTGTTCGCTTCGCTGTTGTCCATTTCGGCCCAGAACAGCGGCACGCGGAGGTCTGACGGAATAGTGGGGAACGAGACTGACATTATTCACCGCCCTTTTTCTTGGCGTCAGCAGCGGGCTTTTCTTCTTCCGCACTGACTTCTTCGACATCACCATCCGCAATGC